GCAGTCGGCATAAACGACAAAAATAAACTAGACATAGGCGCTTAAAATCAATATAAATAATTAAGGAGAAAATTATGAGAAATGATTTCGGATCAAGACCCTACAAACCTAGATTCCCATACAAGAAGTCTGAAAAAAAACAGACTGCTAATGATAGACTAGATGAATCTTTAGGTGAAAGAGACGGCGCTGAGTCTACAAAAACTCAAAGCTACGCATCTAGAAGAGATGAATCTAGAGGCGCATCAAAAGCTTAAGGAGAACTTATGGGATTAATAACTAAAGGAATGGGGGCTATTCTTAAAAAGATAAAACCCAAATCTAAATCCAATTGGATTAAAGGTGGTCCTAAAAAACGTGGATCTATTGTAGGTGTTAAACCTGGATCAGGTAAAGTACCTTGGCATGTTAGTGCAGGAAAAAATTTAGAAGACAGAGCTAGAATAGTTAAAACTAATCAAAGAGTTAATGTTATAGATAAAATCAAGGACGCTGAAAAGAAAAGAAAAGAAGGAACAGCTACTCTTAAAAAATTAAGAACAACAGGGTGGACTAAAAAACCCCATGGTAAAAGAGGAAGCAAATCATATTATCCAAAAGATGAAGGTGCACCTGCTCATACAGTTGGAAAGAAAAAATAATGAGCAGTTGGACTAGAGCAAACCCGTTAATGTCCGTACCAGGATACAATGTACCTCGTGGTCATTTTGCAAATGGTTATACTAATGGTGGAGATAGAGTTGCAATGGCTAAAGGTGGCTGGATTCAAGACGTAAATAAATCAATCAAAAAACGTGGAACTAAAGGAAAGTGTACACCTATTACAAAAAAAGGTTGCACTGGACGAGCAAAAGCATTAGCAAAGACATTCAAGAAAATGGCTAAGAAAAGGAAATCATAATGCCAATAAGAATAAAAGGACCAACAGCTGATAGACATCCACGAAGACCCTGGGATTCACCAGAGAGACGAAAGGAACGTCAACAACAATACATGGACAAACATGGCGACCCTGGACCTCGTAGAAAAAGATTAACACCTAGAGACGCTACTGCAAGAGACAGAGCCAAAAAAATAGGAGAGTTGCATGAAAGAATGGGGGGAGGAGAAAAAGCTAAACCGCATTCTTCTAAAGAGGGAAGAACGGCTTCAGGAAGACGAAGACTAGAGAGATTTAGAAAAAAAGCTGAAGACATGCTGAAACCATTACCAAAATGGAAACTTCAACCATATAAAGTTCCAGCTAAACGTGCTAAACATGCCGTAGGTGGTGTTGTTAAAGCTGGAAAAAGATTTTTAGATTTTATCAAAACAGGAAAACATGTGGATAAACATGGAGTTAAAACTAATGTTCCTAAAGCAGCAGAACGTTTAACAGGAAAACCTCACGTAGATCATGGAAAAAGAAAAAGAATTAAACACCTAGGAAAAGGTAAAGCTGAAGGTGGCAGAGCCAATTTTAGACATGGTGGAAGCGTTGGCGCAGCTATCAGAGGATACGGCGCTGTAATAAAATAATGAATTTATTTAAAAAATTGTGGAGCTTCCTATTTGGAAGTAAAGAAGAGCCAGTAGTTTTAAAAGAAGAAGTACAAAAAGAAATACAAACAGTTAATCACTGCGACGCTCATTTAAGATTTAGGAAAAATTGTCCTGATTGCTTAAGAATGGCGGCTCTTATATAATATGGAACCAGAACATATTTTATACAGACTTCAGAAAGCTTTAGATAGAAGAGTAAATCAATTGGCAATCTCAGTTACGTCAGGAGGGGTTGACAACATGGAGACTTATAAGTATATAATAGGGCAAATTAATGCACTGGAATCAGTGCGTCAGGAAATCTCTAACCTGCAACATGATAAGGAGCTAAATGGAAAAACAGGAACAGTTATCGACCTCCAACGAGGTCTCAAAGATTCACCTTCCAAATAAGAAATTAGTTGGATTAAAAAAATCAGAACCAAAAGAAGTCACAAAAGAAACTACAAAATTACCACAACCTACCGGTTGGAGACTATTAATTTTACCTTTCAGAATGAAAGAGAAAACTGATGCAGGTCTTTTAATCGGAACAGAAACTATAGACAGACAACAAGTTGCATCACAGTGCGGAAACGTTATTGCGATGGGGGACGCTTGTTATAAGGATAAAGAGAGATATCCCAATGGTCCGTGGTGCAAGGTTGGTGATTGGGTGGTCTTTGCGCGTTATGCAGGATCACGAATAGAAATTGAAGGTGGGGAAGTTCGTCTTTTAAACGAAGATGAAATATTAGCAACAGTACAGGATCCAACAGATATCCTGCACAAATATTAACATAGGAAGGAAACTATGCCAGAAGAAGAAAAAGTAAAGAAAAGTGAAATAGCGGTCGATATAGATACATCGGGACCAGAAGTTGATGTAGCTGTACCAGAGGAAAAAGAAGAAGCCGTAGTAGAAACAAAGGAACAAGAACCAACAGTCACGGAAGTTAAAGAAGTAAAAGACGAAACAGTTAAAGACATAAAAAAAGAACAAAAAGAAGACGATTCTAAATTAGAAGATTATAGTAAAGGTGTTCAAGGACGTATTGCTAAACTCACAAGAAAAATGAGAGAAGCAGAACGTAGAGAAGCCGCTGCTACTCAATATGCTAATTCGTTAGAACAACAAAGAAAGCTTGATCAGGATAGATTTAAAAAAGTTGATTCTGATTATACTAAAAAATTTGAGGACAACATCAAAACTGGAATGGATTCAGCGCAAAATGAATTAGCGCGTGCCATTGAAGCTGGAGATGCTAAAGCTCAAGTTGAAGCAAACAAACGTATAGCAGAGCTTGCGTTTGATAATGCTAAATTAAAACAAAGAAAAGTTGAACAGGAAGAGAAACCTGTACAGCTTTCTGACGGTGGAAATTTACCTAAACAAACTCCACAATCATTACCTGAAGCTGATCCTATGGCTGAAGAATGGGCGTCTAGAAATACATGGTTTGGTCAAAACAGAGCCATGACATTTACAGCGTTCGAAATTCATAAGGATTTAGTAGATAAGGAAGGTTTTGATCCTAAATCAAATGAATACTATGCGGAGATCGATAGACGAATTAAAGTTGACTTTCCTCATAAATTTGATAATAGTGGAGATAAGCAACCGTCTAGGGCCAATCAGTTGGTCGCTTCAGCAAATCGAAGCTCAAAACCTGGACGCAAAACTGTGAGACTCACTTCTTCACAGGTGCATATTGCAAAAAAATTAGGAGTGCCACTCGAAGACTATGCAAAACAATTAAAACTCACGGAAGGAGCATAAGCATATGACCAAAGAAAATAAAATAACTTCTCGTGCGGCAGACACTCGGACAAAAACTGAACGTCCTAAAGAGTACAAGCCACCATCCTCTCTGGATGCACCACCAGCGCCTGACGGTTTTAGACACCGTTGGATTAGAGCTGAGTCAATGGGTTTCGTCGACGGTAAAAATGTTTACGGAAGATTGAGATCTGGGTACGAGTTAGTGAGAGCTGACGAATACGACGATTCAGACTACCCTGTCATAACTGACGGAAAATACGCTGGAGTCATTGGAGTAGGAGGCCTATTGTTGGCTAGGATACCTGAAGAACTCGCGAAGCAAAGAGTTGACTATCAGAGAAGACAAACTGAAGGTCAAGACGAAGCTATAGATAACGACTTGCTTAAGGAACAACATAAGAGTATGCCGATCGATGTCGATCGACAGTCTCGCGTAACCTTCGGTGGTACAAAGAAGTAATTACTTCTCGGGATAACAACCAATTCCCTATCATCGATTTAAATTAACCTGTTTATAGGAAACTATAAACTTTAAGGAGTAATACTATGGCAAATAGAAACACAAGTGGTTTTGGTTTGATTGCTGCGGGTACAGTTGGTTCAACACCAGCTACGCAAGGTCAAGGCAAATACTACATAGAAGCTGGTGCGACTGTTGATTTGTTCCAAGGGAGTGCTGTAAAAAGTTCTGCTGGATATATAATCACTGCTCAAGCTGCCATCACAAATACGTGTATTGGTGTGTTTAACGGTATTTTCTACAACGCTTCAACAACTTTGAAGCCGACGTGGGCGAACTGGTATAACCAACCAATTACTCCAGCTAATAGTGAAGACATTACATGTTTTGTAATTGACAATCCAACTCAACTTTTTGTTGGTTCGATTGATGCTGCTGCAGCACAAGCCGAATATGGTAAAACATATGGTTTAACTGTAACAGCTGCTGGATCAGAAACTTCTGGTCAGTCAAGCTCAACATTAACGTATTCAACTAGACATGCTACTGCAAATCAATGGAGATTGGTAAGATCCGCAGAGGATCCTGAGAACAATGAAAGCGCTTCTTATAGAAGTGTTGTTGTTGCTCATAATCTTAACCAATATTTCACTGGCGCAGTAACGTGGGCATAATAGGAGCACATAGAAATGGCAATATCACGAGCACAGCTAGTTAAAGAACTAGAACCAGGCCTAAATGCACTATTTGGGCTGGAATACAAGCGTTACGAAAATCAACACGCTGAAATATACGTAACCGAGTCTAGTGACAGAGCTTTCGAAGAGGAAGTAATGTTATCAGGATTCGCTAACGCTGACGTAAAAGCAGAAGGTCAAGGCATTTCATACGATGAAGCGCAAGAAACCTACACTGCTCGTTACACAATGGAAACGATCGCGCTTGCTTTCGCTATAACTGAAGAAGCTATCGAAGATAATCTCTACGATAGACTAGCTTCTAGATATACAAAAGCATTAGCAAGATCTATGTCTAACTCGAAAGAAGT